TCTTGAATATTCTCGAAGAATTACCAACAGGGCATGTTCTACATCCGCAAGGATTTACTGCCTTTAACTATTCTCCAGAAGAAAAGCAAATTCAAAGCGATTTAATTAAACAGCGTATCTTTGACGGTTTATTAAGTTATCAGCAGGAAATTTGTGAGAATGTAGAAAAGAGAATCGTTGGCTTTTGTGCAGGTTATGGAGCAGGTAAGACAAGAACCCTTTGTGCATGGTCTACCCTTTGTGCTCTTTCGAATCCCAATACGGTTGGTGCTGTTTTCGCTCCTACTGGGTCTTTGGTTCGTGATGTTTTGCAGCGTTCTCTTGAAGAATTTTGGGAAAAACATGCAATTAAATTTGAATACAGGGCTTCCCCACTCCCTGAGTACAAATTAAATTTGCCAAATGGTGAAGTTACTATTCTTTGCCGTTCGATGGAAAATTACAACAGGATAGTTGGTATAAATGCTTCTTTTATTGCTTCAGACGAGCTGGACGTTACAAGAAATGCAGTTGGGTCTAAAGCTGTTGAAAAATTCTTAGGTAGATTAAGAGCAGGAAATAGAAGGCAATTAGGTTTGTTTTCTACTCCCGAAGGTTTCGGTACGTTCTATAATCTTTTTGTCCGAGAAGGTCACAAGGAAGATAGGGCACTTTATAAAGGCCGCACTAAAGATAATATTTATCTTCCACCTGATTTTCTTCAAAGTTTACTTCAAAATTATCCCGCTTCTTTAGTCAAGGCATATACAGAAGGCGAGTTTTGCAACCTTCAAACGGGAGCCGTTTATGACCGTTTTGATAGAACAAAGCACGTAACTGAAGATATGCCTGACCACTCTGAAGAAATTATTAGAGTTGGTTGTGACTTTAACGTCGGAAATTGCAACGCAGCAATTGGAGTAATTAGCAAAGGACATTTATACATTTTCGATGAGATTGGAGGAGCACATGACACCGACTCAATGGCTGACCAATTACGGGAGAAGTTTAAACACAATACGATTTACGCATATCCAGACGCTTCAGGTGGAAACAGATCAACAAATGCTTCAAAGAGCGACATCCAACTATTGCAGCAAAGAAGAATTGTCAACTTGTCAGGTGCAAGCAATCCTTACGTCAGGGATAGAGTTGCAGCAGTTCAAGCAATGTTGCTCAATGGAAAAGAAGAAATAAGATTACATATCCACCCACGTTGTAAGAAAACAATTGAGTCTTTAGAGCTTCAAGCGTATGCAGAAGATGGCACCCCGGATAAAACAATGAACCTTGATCATATGGCAGATTCTTTAGGTTATTTAATCTGGAAGGAGTTCAATCCATTACACATGAACGCAGGAAGAGGAACGGGTATTAGAATTTATTAGCTTTTATCTATAAACTATCTGTAACGTGTTGAGGTTCAATTGTGTATAGCGGATACAATCATTACAACAGAGAGAAGGCGGCGGCAGGTGTAACGGTTGAAGATCCTTGTTTTGCTTGGCAAAGTATGGAACCTCATTGGGTACTTACTGAGGATTTACAAAGCGGAACTTTTGGAATAAGGCAGAAACATAGAAGATATTTACCGCAAGAGCCAAGGGAGTTGGATGAGCAATATGACGCAAGACTCAGCAGAAGTGTAGTTGCACCGTATCTACAACGCATTGAGAAAATGTTGGGTGGAATGTTGGTTAGGAAACCTGTTCGATTAAATGATGTCGGTGATCAAATAAGGGAGAATTTATTTAATGTAGATATGCAAGGCAATGATCTTAACGTATGGACTTATGAGGTTAGTAGGCTGGCAATTCGGTATGGGCATGTTGGTGTTTTGGTTGATGCTCCAGCAGCAGGAGCAAAAGGCCGTCCATATTGGGTGACATATTCGCCTCGTGAAATATTGGGATGGAGGACAGAAATTATTGATGGTATGCAGAAATTTACGCAGTTAAGACTTTTAGAAAAAGTGACAGAAGAGGATGGAGATTATGGAGAAAAAGAAGTTGAACAAGTTAGGGTCTTAACTCCTGGTGCTTTTGAAATACACAGGAGGAATGAAAAGAGTGGTGAATATGCATTGCACGAAGAAGGAACAACATCATTAACAGAAATTCCTTTTGCTGTTGCTTATTCAAACAGGGTGAATTTTATGGAGTCACGTCCACCAATGGAGGACATAGCAGAATTAAATTTAAAGGCATATCAAATTCAATCAGACTTAGATAATCAGCTTCATATCTCAGCAGTTCCAATGCTCGCTTTCTTTGGATTTCCTCAGACAAGCGAAGAAGTTAGTGCAGGACCAGGTGAAGCAATAGCCTTTCCTTCAGATGGAAAAGCTGAATATATAGAGCCAGATGGTAAAAGTTTTAATGCACAATTTGAGCGTTTAGACCGCCTTGAAAAGCAAATAAATACTCTTGCGTTGGCCTCAGTGCTAGGGCAAAAGCTATCCGCAGAAACAGCAGAGTCAAAACGGATAGACAGATCGCAAGGAGATTCAACAATGATGGTGGTCGCACAACAGGTTCAAGATTTGATTGATAATTGTCTTTTATTTCATGCAAATTATTTAGGGAGCAACGAAGCTGGAAGTAGTTTTGTAAATCGTGACTTTTTGGCAGCTCGTTTAGATCCGCAAGAAATAGGAAGTTTGCTGCAACTTTATACGGCTGGAACAATCACGCAAGAAACTTTATTAAAGCAGTTAGAACAAGGGGAAGTATTAGGAGATGAATTTGATGTTGAAGAAGAATTAGAAGCAACACAACAAGCTTCATTAGTTGAAATAGATGCACCAGAGCCAGAGGCAGAAGAAGAAATGCCAGAAGAATCAGCAGAGCCTGAAGACGTTAGTGATCAACCTGAATAAATGGCAACTACTGTTCCTGTAGGTGAAGGAATACCGCCTGAGTTTTATCGCAATGCGATAGACCTGAATCGGTTTAGTAATAGTGTTTCCAAAAAACTGGTCACTTCTTATAACAATGTGATGTTGAAGGCTGTTAGCCAATTAGAGCAGATAGAAAGACAACCATTAAGCAAACAACCTGCATACAAAACTGCAAGATTAAGAGCGTTAATTAAGCAAACAAAGCAGAGTTTAAATTCATGGGCTAATGGAAGTGTTGATGATTTAATTACGGAACTTGAAGGCGTTGCAAAAGTACAGGCAGGATTTATTGAAGGTCAATTAAAGAAATCAATTCCGAAAGGAATGTCTCAGAAAATTACAGATCAAATTGGATATTCTGTTAGGTCTGTTGCTGTTAGTCCGTCATTTGCTAAGTCTGTTGTAACTACAGATCCAACTGCTATAAATCTTGCTGTGTTAAAAAGTGAGTTAGCAGGAATTACAAAAGATAAAAAAGCAAGGACAAAAGGAACTTTTAAATTAACGGCTGAGCAAGGGCAAACAATAACGCTACCCAATGGGAACACGGTTAAAAAATCATTTCTAGGGATAGCACAGGCAGAAGCAAAACGATTAAATCAAGTGGTTAGAAGTGGGCTTTTGTCTGGAGAAACAACAACAGATATTGTTAAAGAGCTAGTAGGAAATCTAAGAAAAGATCAAAAAGGAAGCTTAAGCCAACTACTTGCACAAGGAGGAGCTGCAACTAAAAGTGCAAACAATCAGGTAATGACGATTGTTAGAACTACTGTTAACCAAGTAACAAATACAGCAAGCCAAACTGTTTATAAAGCTAATCCTGATGTCACTGAGGAATATCGGTATGTCGCTACGCTTGATTCTCGAACTTCTCCAGTTTGCAGGGATTTAGATGGTCAAGTTTTTAAATATAATCAGGGGCCAGTACCGCCTCAACATTTTGGTTGTAGGTCTACAACTGTAGCTGTTGTTAATTATAAAAAATATGGATTTACACCTCCTCCTGCTGGAAAAAGAGCAAGCGTTGGTGGGCCTGTTCCTGCAAATACAACTTATGGAAAATGGTTATATGGTGAACGTGCAAAAGGGTCGAAGTTTAAAGCAGGAAAAGAACAGATTGCAGCATTAGGAGAACAAAAAGCTAAATACTTTAATCGTCTTGCAAATAAATATGGCCCTGATCAAGCACTAAAGAAATTAATTAGAGAAGACAATACAGAAGTTTCTTTGGCTCAATTGCAAAAGAGATATGGAAAACCAGAAGACATAAAAGCAAAAGTAATAAAGAAAAAAGCAGCAGCTCCAAAAGTAACTACACCTCCTGTAAAGCGTTCACCAGCAATAAAGAAAATTGATAAGGAAATAGCGGAAACTAAAAAACAATTACAAGAAGCTAAAGCACAATTAAAGGCGTTAGAGGAAAGAGATCCATCTTTGCCCACCATTGCACAATTACAGGGTATTTCTCCGACTGGAAAAGTAAAAGCTAATGAAGTGAATAAAGCTTTTGATTTAATGGATCAAATGGAAGGATTAGCAGGAGAAAATGCAAGAAAACTTAGAAAATTTGCAGAGAAAAAACAAGTATTTTGTAATTGGTCAAATGCAAAAGAAGGAAATCTTCGTTCAAGCAAACAAAAATATGAATATTTTCTTGATAACCCACAATTTAAAAAAACAATACAAACTTCTTTGAAAAACGAAACAACTTATGGATTTTCAGATGTTTATAGAGATATGGATGCTGCTCTAAAAACTAATGATTTTCGATTTGTATCTTATGAAGCAAAAAGATATTTTACAGCAGGTGGCAAAGGTCGAAAATATATGAATGGAATGACTATAAAAGGAGCAAATCATATTGTTCTTAAGGCAACAAGCAAACAAAAAGCTATTAAAAACTTGAAAAAAATGCAAGACGATATAAAAGATGCTGTTAAATATGCAAAAAACAATCAAAACAACCCTAATTGGGATCGGAATAATTATTGGTCAGCTCATGGCAAAGGTAGATTTGATGAAAGTACGACTTGGTTAAAAACTTATGTGCATGAAATGGGCCATCAAGTTCATTACACAAATGCAGTTAATAAATTAAATTCTTACGATTGGATTCCAAGTGCTTATGGAAGCTCAGACTACAAAGAGAGATTTGCAGAAACATTTGTGCAGTTCATCTTCTCGCCTGTAGAATTAAAGAAAGCGTCACCCTCTGCTTATAAATGGATAGAGGACACTATTGATGCTTCATTAAAAAAAGTAGATAAATGGACTTAAAAGAACAAGCTCTACAAGTTGCAGGTAGTTTTCCAAACTCAAGGGAAGCACCAGAAAAATTGTTTTCCTTAATTGAGGAAGCAAAAGGAGAAAATAAAGATTTAATAGGTGAGTTGGTTGAAGTTTTATATGCTTCAGCAGAAAACAAAAAAGATTTAGACTTAATCAACAAGTATTTTGGATGAAACCAATGCCCCTATCTATGTATAAAAAAAAAGGTAAAAAGAAAAAGAAAGGCAAAAAGAAATAATCTTGATAAGATAAAGATTAACCTAACGGGTTTTTATGTCAGACGAATTGAATCAGGAGGTAACGCCTTCTGAATCTTCAAACAATGGAGAATTAGAACAGCTTAAAAAAAGCGTTGAAAATCTAGAAAAGAAAAATCTAGAGTTAATTTTAAAAATGAAAAAGAAGGAGCTTGTTGATGTTCCTCCTGATTATGAATCTTTAAAAGAATTTAAGTTAAACGCTGAACAATCAAAGTTGGAGCAAGAAGGAAAATATGGAGAAGCAAAACAAGCATTAGAGCAACAGTACAGAGATAAATCAGCAGCAGATAGGAAAAGGATTGAAGAGTTAGAAGCAAAATCCAAAGAATTAGAATTAATTTCTCCTGCTGTTCAAGCGTTGGGTGAAATTGTCCATGATCCGACTTTGGTGTTAAATAATTTCCTGCCAAAGGACAAAATTCAAGTTGATAATGGTGTCCCTGTTGTTGTTGATGGATATGAAAGAACGCCTGTCGCCGATTGGGCTAAGAAAAATGTTCCTGATTATATTTTAAAGCAACCAAAACCTCAAGGCGGTGGTGCTCCTGCTGGTAGAGCTAGCGGAAATGAAAATCCTTCAGGTTTAAAAAACCCATTTGAAAAAGATACTTACAACTTAACGGAGCAGATGAGGCTATTAAGAACTGACAAAGATTTGTATGATCGCTTTAAAAACTCAGTTAGACGCTAATATATCCGCATAAGGCAGAGTTACGCCGAGCCTGATGGGTAACGCCCATATCGTAAAACCAATTTAAGGTATTTTTATGGCGACCAAAAGGTCCGACATAATCGTCCCCGAACTGTTTACGCCATACGTTTCTGAACAGACAACTCAGCGTGATGCCTTTTTGGCTAGCGGTGTGGTTCAGCCTATGGCGGAATTAAATGCAACAGAGGGTGGTGATTTTGTTAATATTCCCAACTGGAAAGCTAATCTAGATGGTGATTTTGAAGTACTTACTGATAGTTCTTCTTTAACACCTGGGAAGATCCAAGCTGAGAAACAGATTGGAGTCATTCTTCATAGAGGTCGTGCTTTTGAATCCAGAGACTTAGCGGCTTTGGCTGCTGGTGCTGATCCAATGGCTGCGATTGGTGCAAAGATTGGTGCTTACATAGCAAACCAAAGACAGAAAGATTTACTTTCTTGCTTAAGTGGTGCTTTTGGAAGCATTAATGCAAACACAAATGCTTCTGCATTGTTTGATCTTTGCATCGACTCTGCTGCTGCTGATACACCAACAACTCTTAGCCCTAAGCATGTTGCTAAAGCTAAGGCAATTCTTGGTGATGCTGGTGAAAAAATTTCAACAGTATGTATGCACTCAGCCGTTTTCTATGATCTTGTTGAACGCAAGATGATTGATTACGTTACTGCTGCTGAGTCAAGACAAACAGCTTTAGGTACTGCCGAGGATGCTTTTGGTGGTTCTGTAGCTACTGCTTATGGTGGTAATTCTTCAGTTCCTACTTATTGCGGATTGAGAGTTCTTGTTTCAGATGATGTTCCTACTATTGGAGCTGCTGGAGCAACAGAATACTCAACATTCTTCTTTACCCCAGGTGCTGTTGGAAGTGGCGAGCAAGCTGGAATCAACACTGAGACAGACAGAGACATTCTTGCTAAGTCTGACGCTTTAAGTGTTGACCTTCACTATTGCTACCACCCTATTGGTATCAAGTGGGCAACTACAGATGTAAACCCAACTCGTGCTCAGTTAGAAACTGTGGCGAAATGGTCGAAGGTTTACCAGACAAAAAATATTGGAATCGTGAGAGCGACCAATGTTTCAAATCAGGATTAGAGGTAAAAACTAATGCCATCACAATTTGAAGCAACTGCTGGTTTAGCTATTGGAACTACTTTCCGAGGTGCTGTAACCCAAGCAACAAACAAAGCAACAGGCGTAACTCTAAATACAGAGTCAGGTCTAATAACCATGAACGCCGCCGCTTTAGGCGACGGTGCTTATGTCACTTTTGCTGTAACTAATGACCGTGTTTCTGCAACTGACGTTGTAAACGTGGGACATGGGTCTGGTGGAACTGCTGGCGGTTATGTAGTAGTTAATTCTGCTGTTGCTGCTGGATCTTTTAAAGTTACTGTCGGAAATGTTTCTGGTGGTTCTTTAAGTCAAGCAATTGTTATTAACTTTGCTGTCCAAAAAGGCGCATCTAGCTAATGGGAATGTTCGCATTTAGGCGAATGAAGGAAAGGGAGGCTGCTGCACAAGCGGCCTCTATTCCTGTTGAAGCTGCTAAGCCAAAACAAAAACGTAAGCGTAAACCTAAAGTAACTACTGATGGCGATAACAATTCATCACACGGTGGGAGCGGCTAACGCAAATAGCTACATTTCATTGACTGAAGCAAACGAACTAATAGAAGGTTTAATTGCTGATGATGATGTAATTGCTTGGGAAGCTGGTTCAACAAGTGACGATTATAGAAATCGTGCTCTTTACACAGCAGCACAAAGAATTGATCGTGAAAGATTTTTAGGTGCTAGAGCCACAGATACACAAGCAATGCAATGGCCTAGAACTGGAGTCCGAAAGCCTGATACCTATATCAATACTTATTCAGTTGGTTTTCCTTTTCGTATAACAACAGATTATTTTACAGACACAGAAATACCTGACCAAATAAAAAAAGCACAGGTTATTTTAGCTGCTTATTTGAACAA